ACCCACCCACCCATCGTCCTACGGTATCAGACCTACGGTGTAGCATTAAAACGATATACTAAGTTATGGGTAGCGAGTATTGGGTGGCATATGTGTGTTTTTAACAGGATAGCAGGAATAAATTTTATAATATGGTCCATATGATTTGCGGTACTTGTCTTCGTGAGGTTAAATCTAGTTGTCCTTGTAAGGCTTATGCTGTTGACAATGAATGGTGTAGGTGTAATGGTTAAATGTTTAGTATGTAAGAAGGACTTGTTAAGTTTCGAGTTAGTTGTTAGGGCTTGTATGGGATGTGGTAACGTATGGAATTAGATGATTGGCAGAGGGAAGTACTAGCAACTGATGGCAACATAGTCTTGAGGTCTGGAAGGCAGGTTGGTAAGAGTACTGTCATCAGTATCAAGGCAGCTGAGTTTGCAATTAAGAATCCTGGTAAGGTAGTCATGGTTGTTGCTAGTGTAGAGCGTCAGGCTTTGTTATTGTTTGAGAAGATCATGGGTTACTTGTTTGACCATTATAAGGGTGAGATAAGAAGGGGCAAGTACAAGCCTACTAAGCATAAGGTGATGTTAAAGAATGGAAGTGTTATACATTGTTTACCTACTGGTCTCAGTGGTTATGGGATTCGCGGTTACACTATTGATTTACTCATTGTTGATGAGGCAGCTTTCGTTGAGGATGCGGTATTTACTGCCATTACTCCTGCTTTGGCTATCACTCGCGGTAATATTATTCTTCTCAGTACTCCCTTTGGTAAGAAGGGATATTTCTTTCGTGCTTTCAGTGACCCTACTTTCACTAGTTTCCATATATCTTCTGAAGCTTGTCCACGACGTGACGATGACTTCTTAGCTTTCGAGAAGGAGCGAATGACAGTATTACAATATGCTCAGGAGTATCTGGGCGAATTTGTAGATGAGTTACGTCAATTCTTTCCAACTGAACTTATACAGTCATGCATGACCTTGGGGAAGGGGGTTAGTTGTGAGGATTTACCACCCTCTATCATAACATCACCTCCTCCTTCCTCAAGCTCTTTTCTTGGTGTTGATGTTGCCCGTATGGGCGGTGATGAGACAGTATTGTTTTCCTTACGTCTCCATGAAGGCTCATTGTATGAGCTTGACATAGACATTACTAAGATGACTTTACTTACAGAGACTGTAGATTTAATCTTGTCTAAAGACCGTAAATACGGCTATAAGAACATCTATATTGATGATGGTGGTCTAGGTGTTGGTGTGTTTGACCCTTTACTAGTTCACCCACAGACACGTAGGAAAGTTATTCCTATAAACAATTCTAGTCGTTCTTTAGATCGGGAAAACAAACGTAAGAAGAAACTTTTGAAAGAGGATTTGTATAACAATTTATTGAATCTAATGGAGAGAGGGAAGTTAAAACTACGATACAGAGACGAGGTGTTACGTAGTTTAAAGAGTATCCAGGTGGAATATACCCATCGTGGTATGCGTATATTCGGTTCTTATTCACATATTGCTGAGGCATTGATACGTTCTGCTTGGTGTGTTAAGTCGAAAAGTTTAAATATTTATATCTATTAACAGAGTATATGGCTCACACTGGCATATTTGCAACTTCTGATGAAATCTTAAGTAGAGCTGGTGAGAATTATGATACTACTTTCAGTGAAGCTAAGATTAATGACTTAGCTGCTCAGAGTGAGAGTGTAATTAATGCTACATGTAGAAAGAATTACAGCGATACTTATTCCGCACTTAATGCAGATGTGAAAAGGTTATTGTCTTCCTGTTCCGCTGCATTTTGTGCAATTTACATTGTAAGTTTCAACATGTCTGGATTTACTTCACGTACTGAGGCTGAAGATATAATTAATGTTCAAAGGGATAGTTTTTTGCGTGACCTATCTTTGCTCAGGGATAAAAAAGTGCAGGACTTCATAGATGGTGCATAAAGAATCACATTTATGGAAAATGACTTTGCCTAAGAAGGAGAAAGGGTACGTATACAATTTGATGGGTGAAGCTGGTGGGTTCGAGAACAGTCAAGCTTTGTCTGTAATTGATGAACATATTGAACGTGCTGAGATGCAAATTTATGAATTAAAGGAAGATATATCTTTAATGAAAAGGTTACGGAGTGATATAGATGGTGCATGATTTCGAACGTTTCCCTGAACTTACTAATGCCCAGATGGATTTATATTACTTTGAAAGTCCTCATAAGCAGATATTTGAAGATTTCACTTGCGAATGTGTCAAGGTACATGATGGTGATACTATTACAGTAAGATGGCGAGAACGAGATTTTGATTTCCCGATACGTTTCAGTAACATTAACGCTCCTGAATTAAATGAACCTCGAGGTAAAGAAGTTCAATCTTGGTTAGAGACTAGAATATTAGGTGAGACAGTTGACGTGCGAGTTAATCCCCGTAATCGTGTAGGTAAGTTTGGCAGATTGATAGGCAACGTTATTCATGGCGGTATGAGTTTAAGTGAGGAAATGTTAAGGGATGGTCGGGTGACTACATTCAATAACAGGAAAGAAGGGAAAATTCCCTCTATTGGTGAGGTGTTAGCTGCATAATGGCGTTAGATTTCGGTGGTGGATTGTTTGGTGCAGGTAACGAGAAGTTACGTTTCGATTTAGAGAAGGAAGATATCTTAATGGTTAACCATGATTTCAGTGGTGTAGGTGAAGAGACAGCTTATACGGTAACTACTGGTAAAACTTATTGGATAACTGAATTTATTTTGATTAATGGCGACAGTGCTGATGACCATGACTGGACATTAAAGTTAGATGATAGTACTTTTTATTTAACTCAAGTAGCGTCAAAACGTAGTCATGAAATTAAGTTTGACATTCCCGTACCATTAACTAGTGCAAAGACAATAAAAGCAACAGCAGGTCATGCAGATGGTCAATTGATAGTAGTGGGGTTTGAGAAATAGAATGCCAGAGACAGATATAGGAAATGCGGATTATGGAGATTTTAAGAATACCATTACAGATTACAGTATAACTCCTGTAAGTACTGATGGTGCTGAAGACCAAAAAGAGACTTATTACGATAATGAGAATTGGACAACTTATCTAGGTTATTATAAGAAAATTCCTGAATTAGCTGCTGCCATTGACGCTAAAGCTACATGGACTATCGGTAAAGGATTTAAGAGTAATGAAATTACCGAGATTACTTTAGGCACTATCACAGGTTGGGGTAAAGATTCC